GCACCGCCCATGTCGCCGTCGCTGATCTTGAAGCTTTGATTGAGCGCGGCCGTCGCCGGGCTCAATACCTCGGGACTGATGTTGTAGGCCGTCGCCACGCGTGAGTGGATCGGCAGCAGCCGCTCGACCTCGGCCGGCGAGATGCCCATCCCGGCCAGGTCGAGATACGCCTCGCCGATATTCGTGCCACTTTGTGCGGTCGCCAAGGCATCGCGACTGAACAGCGCCATCAATCGCTTGGTGTCCGCATCGAGCGCCGTGCCGCTCAGTCCCTTGGTGATGCCGGCCCGCCGCGCGATGTCTTCGAAACTGGCGTAGGAGCGCGTCGATTGCAGGGCGCCGTAGCCAGCGCCGACAGCAGCAAGCTCCCCCATCATTCCACCCGCGCCGCCGCCTCTGGCTGGTTCCGGGCGCGCACGTGGCCCACCCCACACCATCGCAGCATCGTTTCGGCTGAAACCGCGCTGCGTATGCAGCTCGGAATACGCGCCGGTCATCCGCTTCAGGTCAGCGTAGGCGCCCTTCGCCTCGACGCGGACACCGCGCAGCTCGCCGGCGAGATCCCGCGTCGCGGCGATCGTGGGTTGCAGATCCTCCGAGGCGGACGCCAGCCTTCCGAGGCTGAGTTCCTTGCCGAGCCGCTTGAGCTGGTCGAACTGCTTTTCCAGCTTGCTCAGACCGCTGCTCAACTGATCTTCGAAGCTGAGGACCAGCGCGGCTTTCATGCTGGCAGTGGCGGCCATCTCTCGGCTCCTACGGCTTGGTGGCCTCGCGCCACTGTTTCAGCGCGTCGAGCCAGAACATCGCGCGGCTGGCGGTCAGGCCCTCAAGCTCGGCGGCCGAAAAGTGGAAGTAGCCGCCGATCGCGGCGAGCATCACCTTCCAGTTCGGCGGCCACTCGTGGACAAAAAAAGCACCACCCGATGCGCCGCCAGCACATCAGCGCCGTCGATTTCGTTCAGCAGCACGTCTGCCTCGTTGACCTTCATGCCCGTCGCCCGCTGCACGCCGATCAGCAGGCTGTCCTTCGCCGTGTCGATCGCGTCGCGGTCCGCGCCGGTCAGGCGGCGGAACGTCAGGCTGTCCGGCACCTCCGCCCCCTCGGGCGACGCGCGCAGCGGCAGCGTGATCCCGCCGTCGGCGTTTTCCTTCGCGTGACTGGGCAGCCCGACATCGAAGTCCAGCAGTGCGCCAATCACCGCAAAGCAGGCGTTCTGGTCGGCGGCATCGATCTTGGCATTCAGCAGCGCGAACTTCGCTTCCGTCATGCCGGTGCTGGCGGCGACCATCGCTTTCGATCCGCGGCGGCCGCCAAGCAGGAAATAGCGCCGCGCCTGCGCGCCGGTCAGGCGGCTGAACAGCAGCGTCTCGATCCGGTCGGACTGCGCGACGGCGCCGATCGCGGAGCGGAAGGCCAGCGTGACAGGCGACGACAGGGTCAGCGTGACCGTGCCGTCTGCGTTCTCTATCGCGCCATCCGGCAGATCCAGCGCATCACCCTCGCGCAGCACCGGCACATCGTCCTCCGGCAAAGCGCCGATCGTCATTGTGATCGCCGGCGTGTCTTCGCCGTTCATCACGCAGTCTCCTGCGGCGTGCCGCCGGCGATCTTGACCTTCAGCTTGCCACCGTCGCCGGCGGTGAAACTGAGGCCGCCTTCGCGGAAGGCGGTCGGCCACACGAAAATCTGCCCGGTGTCGCACTGGACCTGCAGCTCGCCGGAGGCGGTATCGAAAACGTCGGTAACATTCTGGCCGGCTTGGATGATGGTGGTGAACTCTGCCTCCGACGCGACCATCTCCTTCGCGTAGAACACTTGAGCGCCAGCAATCACCCGCTTGTTGACCAGGCCACCGAGCATATAGGTGCCCCCCGGTTCAACCGGGATCGTCGTGCCGTTCCAGTACACCTCAACAATGCCGAGGACCTGGCCGCTGCCACTCGTTCCGCTCATGCCGGCCTCACGCGTTGAAGGTGAAGATGTCGGCCGACGTGATCAGGTTGCCGATGATGTTCATCGGCCTGGTGCTGAGCAGCCGGTTCTTGTTGTTTGGATCGATCAGGAACACCGACTGGCGCGCCAGCATCAGGCCGGTGGTCATGTCGGTCAGCCAGCCGTTCTCTTCGTACAGCCGGCAGCGTGCGGTCCAGCTTCCCTTCATCCGGTTCGGCGTCACAACCGTTGGGTCCGCCTGCGCGGCGATGCTGCCGTCCGGCGCCAGTTTGTTGCGCGGATACCGCAGCCCGTAATAGGTGCGCCAGTCGTAACGGATGCGCGTCATCACCTTGCCGGCCATGATATCCAGCCACGCGGGGTCGGGCACGCCCTCACTGTTGGTCAGATAGGTGCTGACCACGCGCTCCAGCACGATCGTGCCGTCGATCAGCTCGGTGAAGGTGCCGACACCGTCCTCCAGCATCAGCTCGCGCTCTTCATCGTCGAACTGATCGGTCGCACGCGAGCCGATGATGCCGGGCAGTGCCAGGCCACGCAGCTGGCGCGCCGGATCGTTGGTCAGGTTGAACTCGGCGACGCCGGCGAGCGAGGATGCTATTGCCCATGGCACGGTCGGCGGATTGGTGACGCCGAGCACCGCAAGGCATTTCTCGTTCACGTATGCCTTGGTCGCCTGGATCGCCGAGAAGTTGCCGGTGAACACGCTGTAGCCGGTGCAGTCCAGGCGCACCATCGCGCCGTAGCGACGCTCCAGCTCCGCCGCCAGCGCCTGCAGGTTCGCCTCGTCCTGCCACGGGCAGACGATGGCGCTGTAGAGAATATTGTTGATTGCACTGATCGCAGTGGCGATCGACGGGTTTGTCGCGCCCCCGTGCATCTGCACGACCGTCGCGGTCATCCCCTGCACCAGCCCATCGCCGGCGAGTGCGCCGACCTCCAGCCGGATATCGTTGCCGCACAGGCCGCCCTGCACCGCGGTGATGGTCACGACGCCCGCTGCGCTCGTTGCGGTCACCGGCAGTTGCGGCCCCTGCGGCAGGCCGTAGGCGTTAATTGCGGCGGCCAGGTCGGCGGCAACACTCGTCGGCGTGTCGCTGCCCAGGAAGCCGGCGCCCATGTAGACGCCAGCGATCTCGGCGGGGAACGTGCCACCCTGTGTCCAGCTTCCGGCGATGGTGATGGTGCCCGTCGCTTTCACCGCCTCGGCGGCATCCGGCGCCGCGAGCAGGTCGACCGGGATGCTCTGTTGCGCCGCGAACTGCGCCCAAACCATCTGATCAGCCATCGAGCCCGCGCCGCACAGCGCCGCGCCATCCGTCTGGCGGATAACTTGCGTCGGCTTCCACGCAATGCCGCTGCCGGCGCCCAGCGTCTGCGCGATCAGCAGGATGCGCGCCGGGTAGGGCAGCAGCCCGATGTTGTTATAGTTCGGCTGGATTTCGACGAAGTCGCCGGGCCGCAACTGATAGGCGGGGATCTCCAGGAACGGCAGGATGGCGCCGCCGGTGCTGTTCTCGTTGGTGCCGGACATCGATCAGCTCTCCTTTGCCGGCGTCACGGCAGGCGCAGGCGGCGCGGCCGGCGCGGGCTTTGCGGTCGGCGCCGGCGCGTCGGGGACTTCCACCAGATCATTGGCGTCGAGGCGCCGCTGGATGAAGCGGGTCAGCGTGACCGTGGCGCCGCTGACCGGAATGAGCATGCGGCCCGGCTTCCGCATCGACTGCGGCAGCGGCACCGGATGTGCGCCGGTCGGCTTGACGTTGACCGTTTTCATGATGTCCCCGTCTGGATGTTGTCGACCAACGTGTCGGTGGCGTCGCCGGCGAACGACCAGGTGATGTCGATTTCGCTCAGTGTGTGCGCCCTGATCCCGCTCAGCGTGCCAAGCAGGTTGATGCCGACGCCGCAGTCAAAATCGACCACGGCCATCGACATGTTTTCGGCCAGGTAGTTGTCCGGAGCCCAGTTGCCCGCGTCCCGCACTTGAATAGTCCCGATCCCGGGCACCGGCGCGCCGTGCAGGATGGCGATGGCCGCCCGCACCACCTTGAACAATCCGTCGCCTTGCTTGTCGCCGAACAGGCGCGCCCGCTGCCCGGCTGGGTTCTTAACAGCCAGGTAGACTTGCCAGGACGCCTCGCCCACGAACCGGTTGGCCGGCGTGCCGGGCTTCGGCCCGAGCTTGCCCCAGGCGAGACCGACGAAGGGCGTGCGGCGCAGTAGCTGCTCCCACACGTTGGGCGTGATCTGCGACGGCAGGTAATCGTGCTGGAATAGCGTCGGCGGGAACACCAGCTCGAGCCGCTCGCGCGCAAACCGGCCGATGCGCTCCAACGGGCCGTCGTCGCGGATTTCGAGCGCGTCACTCACGGCCGAACACCGGGCGCCTGGTCGATGCCTGCGCGAAGCTGTTGTCGCCGGCCGCGACCTCGGTCAGATCCAGCAGCACCTGGCCGAGCGAGATCAGCTTTAGCCAGCCAACCGTCTCGTCGCGCGTGGCTTTGGTTTGCTCCGGCGGCAGCTTGTCCTCGCCGAGCGACAGATCGTAGCGCGCCAGGATGCAGCAGGCACGACTGATCTCCGCCGGAACGATGTCCAGCGGCACTTCGTAGCGTTTGCGCAGATAGGTATCGATCATCGCCGAGGCGTCGGCCAGCGCAGCCTCGGCCTTCTCGATCACCACCGTGTCCATGGCCTGACCGGACGGCGTCGTGAGGCGGATCAGTTCCGTCTCGCCGAAGCGCGTGCTCAGATCGGATACGGTGGCGTAGGCCGGCATTGTCAGCCCTTGGTCTTCGCCGCGGGCTTGGCCTCGATCGCAGCGACGTTCGCCTCGGTCAGCTCTTCGCCACCGTGGATCAGCACGATGTCCGGGTCGGCGATCATCTCGCGGAGCTGCTCGGGCGTGAACGCTTCCAGCGCGTAGAGCATGTGCTTGTCGTGACGGGCGCCGCCCCGGTTCATTCCGCCAGGACGCAGGCAGACAGTGTGCAAAACGGCCACTTGCAGCTCTCCTAAGTGCGCTCCCGCGAGACGCGGGGCGAAGCGGATCAATCAGGCCCTCAGTTGAGCCAGGGGTTTTCCAGCGCCTTGAAGAGATTGCGTGCCACGTTCGGCACGTCGGTGACCGTGGTGCTGGTCGTGTAGAGATTGGACAGCGTGTTCGGCACCTTCGGATCTTCGGCCAGCGCGCGCGCGTTCGGATAGTTGCTGGAACCGGTCACCAGCTTCAGTTCCGAGCTTTCCATCGCGATGCCCAGCGGCGTGCCATCGGGACGGCGGAAGCTCGCCATGGCGGTGCGCGCGGCAATGATGTTCTCGATCGTCAGCGGCTGCTGGCTCATGTAGCCGTACTGCCAAAGGCCGAACCCGACATTGCACCGACCGTCGACGCCCCACCGGAACGTTTTGGTGGCAAACACCTGCGGGTCGGTCATCGAGAACTGTGGGATGACCACGAACGGCCGGCGCGGCTGGTAGATCGTCGCGCGCTGCGGCCCGCTGGTGTCGAGCAGATACCAGACCGGGGACGATCCGGAGCTGTAGTTCGACGCAGTCGTCGAGGCGCCGGTGCTGGTGTAATCCGGATGCGCCGTGTCGAACATATTCTGGTTGTCGTAGATCATCGTGGTATGGCCGGCCTTCAGCAGGACCGCGGTCAAAATGTCCGGCAGGCGCGCGGCGTTTTGCCCCATGGCCAGCGCCACCGGCGTCAGCAGCGAGAGCTTGTCATCCTCGATATCGGTTCTTTCGATCTCGATCGTCAGTTCATACAGGTTGTTGTTGATCATGAACGTCGCGATCGACACGTTGTGGGCCTCGCGGTCCCCCACCCACTGACGCAGCCCCGGGATCATGTTGAGGCGTGGATAGACCGAAGCGGCGCCGGTCGAAGGGTTCTCCGAGGAGAACTCTTTATAGACCGTCTTCGTCGCCCCGAACTGCGTGTTGTAGGCCACCGAGACGGCATCGTTGAGGCTCGCGAGTGCGGGAAAGGTGATTTCCAAGGCGATTAACTCCCGATCAACCGGACATAGGTGTTGCCGTTTTCCAACCCCGCGAGCGTGCCCACCAGCATCGCGGCAGGAGACTCCGACACCGTGACGGTGAAGGTGTCCCCGGCGATGGCCGCAGTGCCCCCGGTGTTCGGCAGCGTGAAGCCGAGGCCACCGGACGCATAGGCGGTGCCGATCGTGCCGGTCGGCAGCGCGTCGGCGGATGGATCGGTCAGCGAGAAGGTGGCGGCGCCCGACAGAACGGTGCCGGTGTAGACGCCCGCTTTGGCGACGGCGCTGGCCGTGAT